CATAATTTAATGCTCTATCTCGTTTTAAAAAATTGAACTTACTGAACAATGCTATACTCCTTTCGTTTTTTGGGTGTATAAAAACCGTATAACTACCCTCTGGCAATTTTTCTAGCATCTTTGATCCAACACCTGCTTCTGTCGAAACTATTGTGTCTATCGTGTTACCTGCACATACTAATATACAGCCAACTGGCTTTTTGTCTTCATACGCAATAATACTTAATCCGTCTTTGGCTATCGTCTCGGTTACATATTCATTGTTTTTGTAAAAAACGTTACTGTCTTCTACGTTGTCGATTAACTCCTGTACTTTGTGGAGATTTTTGTGTGTTACTTTTTTTACTATCATAATAAACTTAATTGTACGCTTGGATCGGACGGCACGATGCGTCCGTGAAAACGTGTTAAATTACCTACTTTGTATTCTGGTATTTTGATTGACAAACTAGACTGCAACCAGTCTGCAACTAGATGCCTGTGGCACATATGCTTGGTACTGCAATGGCAACAGATAATTGGTTTTTGAGTTAACTTGTGCAAATCGTCATAAACCTGCTGTGGATCGAGTGCATACAACATAGCGTTATACTGTTCGACATACTGCTGTTCCGTAATACGATTATTTCGAAAGTTTTGCAACAACTGGTATTTTGGCATAAGTGCTTGATACCTGTGTGCAACATACAACCACTTGGGTGTTGATATGCTGATACTAACAATGTTTTGCTGATCTGCGTGTGATTTGATTTTGGCATAGTAACCTGTGTGCAACATACTGATTTGTTTATATTTTTGTTAAAAATAGGTATTTTTTAGGATTGATCCAAACATAATTCCTCAAATTTTTCCTCTACCTTATTGTATATGTCCTGCACCTGTTCGCTATCTAGATACGTCAACTTGTGTTTGATCCAGTTAATCTTTACTTGATCCTGCTCGAAATTAGTACCTCCCATTACCTCTATTATCAGATCGTTCAGCGTATTGTCGTTGAATACATATATCTCCCAGTTTTTTAAAGCGTGTAGAATTGTAGCGTGGTTCATATGCTTACCTTGCGATCTATATATATCTCGTATCTGACTACAACCTAACCGAAAGTACTCTGACAATATATACGTGAATGCTGCACGTGCTTCTACTACCTCTCTTTGTCTAGTGTTTTTAAATATGTTTACGTTCCTGTGCTTATTGATCCTTTCTGCTATTTCCTTATATGCGTTTTTCATAAAATATCTCTAATGATGTAGTTATCTAAATCTTCTGCTATCTCTGTTGTATTCCAGTCTTTGTTTGCAAAGTATTCATTATACCTATCTATTGCAAATTCAACCTTTGCTTTACCTTGCAAATAAAATTCTTCGCTTACGTCAAATATGGCTAAATCACAACTGCCCTTGTCTATTACTAGAAACTTGAAGTCATAGTATTGCTTATTGAACAATTCACAGTAGAGGTACGCTTGTACGTCATATCCATACTTTACTGCTGCATACTTAAAACCACCTATGTCGGTTGTAGTCTTAATGTCGCAAATATGACTGTCGCTTAATATATCTGCTTTTCCACGAAATGGCATACCCTGTACTAAATCTATTGCAGGAACTTCAAACTTACAACCAGTCAATAATTGCATTGCTGCTTCGTTACGTAATAACTGATCTGCTAATTTTTCTGCTTGTTCTTTTTCTGTACGTGTATACACTGTGCCGTGTTTTTCTTTTGCTTCTTTATACGTCTTTGTGTTTTTACTAGCAACGTCTACAAATACAAATTCCTCGAACTTATGAGGTTCTAATACCAATGTATGCAAAAGTCTGCCGTCCCTAATTCCTTGCGTGTCTAGGTTTTCGCTGTACTTTGTTACATAATAGTATTTTTTCGGACTGCTTAATAGCAACTTTATCGCTGATGATGATAACGCTAATTTTGACAACTCCCCATAATAGAAATCGTCTTCGTACATATTGTCTAGCAAAAGATCCTTGTCATATTGCTTACCGTCTAATAGTTTAATTTTCATAATTTTAATGTATATGCTTTACTGTATTTTAATTCACTAACTGACCATTCGTTTATATGATCTTTACCATACAACCACCATATTGCCTTATCATTATCAAGTTGATCTGACACTGGCTGTATAAACAAATAGTGCGTTATGTTCTTATCCTTATTGTGAGCATCGTAGTTTACTCTTAATTCTGTTTGGTATGCCCATATACCCTTAACGTCTATTTGCATCTTAGAAACGCTTATATCGTAATTGTGTATAGGTCTACCTCCCAACATTTGATCTGCTTTGTATTTTAAACCTTTACTCCAGAAAAAATACTGTGCTATCAATTCGCATTTACAACCTAGTTGATCCACCTGCAAGTTACCTCGCTTGTACTTTGGTTGTAATTCGTTCATATAGGCGTTTGTTATGTCTCGTAACCCACCCACGTAAAGTGCCTGTTCGTTAATAAGTGGAGGGTATTGTATTGTACCTTGTTTCATAACATAGACGCTTCAAAGCAAGTACCACTGCAATGTTGAAATTCCTTTTCTACTGGTGTGCCACATTGTGGACATTCAAATTCTGGATCATTCCAACCTCTGTATTCGTGTTCCTGCCAAACTAACCAATCATCATAATTCATATTTCGCTGTTTTTAACTGTTCTTGTAATTGTTCTATTTTTTCTTCTGCTGCTCTACATTTTAGTATTGCATTGTTTCTTTCGGATCGCCATTCACTGATTAACTGATTGTAACTGTTACGATCCATTTGCAAACTATTGACGTAAACAGTGATACTAACTACTGCATCACTGATTGCTTTTAATTCCTTGTTATCTGGTTTTGCTTTAACCCATTTTAAAACAAGACTGGACAACAATTCCATATCCGTGTAGTACAGCAAGTCATTTTGATTACTGATATACTTATTCATCTTTTAGTTGATCCAATTCCTTATTACATAGATCCAACTTGTAATTTGCTTCTGCAATTTTTTGGGTGTAATAATTTATGTCCCATTCTGCATCTGCAATTTGCTTTAATAAAAATGTTTTTTTGTCCATAATACTAGTTTTTCTTTAATTCATAATTTAACTGTTTCGCTGCATAATTTATATGCTTCTGCGTAGTCATACTCCAGTAACCTAACTGATGTACGGTTTGTTTTAAGTGATCTACTTTAGCAACAAGTGTACTGTAACTTTTTACAAAGGTTTCTCCGTGTATTGTTACTAATGATAGATTTTGCACATAACGATCAAATTTGTATTCAAATGCCATAATTATACTGTTTCAGTTTCAACTTGTTCTAACGTGAATAACCCATTGTCTCCGTGAAATTCGATTGTGTCTCCATTGAAATAAACACAACCACCTTCGTGCATTTCGATGTCCCAGAAAATTTCGGAGTGTTTTTGTTCTATCCAATCCCAAAGTCTGTCCTCTAAATTTGGTTGACTTGTGTCGATTGTAACTAAAATAGTTTGTCTACCTGTTGTTGATTGAAATAATGTCATAATTAACTGTTTTAAGTGTTTAACGGTGTAAACCTAAACAATTATTTTTAATTGACAAAATTATTAACAAAAATTATTCCTCCACTTTATTGACGTAGGACGCTAAACTTTCATCTAAAAGGTATACTTCTTTTTTTTTACGCTGATTATTCCACAATGTTGTTTTAGGACAATACTTTTCTACCTTTTGCATCTTTTCTAGTCCGTCTAACCAGAACATATACGTACCCTCTGGATCGCTTACAAAATAGATCTTTACAATATCGTCTGGTAAAGCCATTAAACGTCTGTATTTTTCTAACTCAATCATTTTGGTGGGGTAGTATGTTTTGCGAAACTTCATCTCTATAACGCACTTATTTCCCTTTGGAGTGTACCCTTTCGCATCGTAGATTTCATAATCTTCGCCTGTATGCGTTAAATTCCACCCCTCCATACTGTTTAGAAACCAAATGACTGCTTTCTCAAATTTATGCACTGACGCTAAACTCATATACCTTGTTAATTTGATCTATCCACCCCTGTATTCGCTTACCATTACACGTGCAAGGAACAACATACTTTTTATTCATATATTTCGAATACAACTTTGCGATCAATTCTACTTCATTCTTACTTATTCTGCTTGATTTTGAGGATCTAAATTTTTTCCAGTTTTTTAGATCGTCTTCTGTCATTTTAACTTTCATCTGTGCTTCGTTTAAATTCGTATTTATTCCAACGCTGTCTTCTTTCATCGCAACCACAGTCTTTGCCTAGTAGTTTGCTGATCGTCTTTACTAACCAGTGAATACCTGTGTTTTTTGTGATCCAATAAACTGTATCGCCTAATTTCATTGCAAAATTTTTTTTACTTTTTTAATCGTTCGCTTAATGCTGCAATAATCAATGCCTGTTTTTTCACTGATCTGCAACATACTTATGCCGTCTTTATATACTAACTCAAATATCTTTCTATCGTACCAGTACAATTCCTGTAACTTTTCTTCTGCTGCATCTAGTAGATCCTGTGCGTTATATTGCGTTTCAGTGGATCTATGCAACGTGCTAATATCAATGTCTTTATTCCTATTCGCTTCTTTAACATAATTTAACCAAACTGTACGCAATGCCTTGTATATAAAATAGTAGTTTATCTCGTCTTTATTAAACATTATCGACCTGTCGTTTCGGTCTTTATACCAGTAGTGAATTTTGATATACATATCTTGCACCAGATCTTCACTAGTCATAAGATCACAACCAAAAGACTGGACTATCTTGATCCAGTCGTTGTGCTTTTTTGCTAATTTTTCTAGTACGTTTACCACCACACTATTTTTATACCGAACAAACCTACACACAGCAATACCTCTTGCGTATCATTTTCATTTTCTTGATATAGCAATCCTACAACAAAACCACTAATTAGTACAAACTGTGCGTATG